GGAAATTACGATACTATTAACATAAATTAATAAATCAGTCCCGTTAAGTACTCCCTGTGTCCTTGCCATCTTATAGTTGTGTTAGTGTTTCGTAAGTTTAAGTGTGTGTAGCATAGGTAAGTGATTCGCTCCCCTCAAAGGTTGCGGAGTATCCTACGGTTTCCTCATTTGCAGCGTCAATATCAAGTCCGGTGATATATCCTACACCGTACCAGTATCCCTGCTGCGTTGTTTCGGTCGAGAATTTGAGCGTTACCTCGTGCCGTGATGTGATGAACCCCATCAGGTCATCGGTCCCCTGCGTGGTAGCGTCAAATACCACAAGGCCATCGCAGCTCATTGACCAGCTACGTTTGCCCTCGCCTTTCTTTTCCCAGCCGTCGCTGTCTTTCGATGTACAATCACGGGTGTCGTGCTTGATTGTCAGCTTACAGGTTTTAGAGGCCGCAACTGCGGTCCCCTCTACATAAACCAGCAAATTCGTTCCATTGATTTCTGTTGCCATCTCCGTTATTTTTAATTACTAATCCAAAATCTAAACTCCATTGTTTTTATATTTAATTGTAAATCATCATCAAAGTCATCGGATTCGGTTACGAAAATACAGGATTTCAATACCACGCTTTCTATCGTACCCGACAGGTGATCTAATAGCCCCCGGATTGATATGCTCTTGGCAGCACAGTTCGCATACGAGGTATCGTAAACGTGGATCAGTACCGTAATGAAATCGCTCCACGCAGCGCCGTCCTTCGTGTCCGATGGGTCGCTTCGCAATATCACATAAACGCAATACGGTGCAGCGGTCGCCTGCGGCGGGTATTGCGGATATACAGCAACGGTTGAATTAACCTTGTTGTAAATTATCTTACCGACATTTGCACTTGCGAAGCTCATCGGGTCGCTATTTGAACTATACTGTTTATTAGTGTCGTTATGTTTGACTTTACCGTACTGCCAACTTCGGCCCATGCACGATCAACAAACGGATTCGGGGCCTTCTTCATTTGTTTTGTCCCGGCCATCGGGAAATGAGCATACCAGGGATCCCATCCGCCGGTAAACCGGGGACGCACCCATACGGTAGGATATTCCTTCCCCCGCCCCTTCACCTGGCCGATTGATGCCTTCAAATAGCCGGGAGGGTGGCGCCTGCTCGCATACCTCTTTGATCTCCCCCCTCTTTCCGAGCGTGGCGCCAGCTCCCGCATCTTGTCCACCAGCACCTTCGAGCTGGTCAGTAGTACAGAAAACAAAACCTTAGAATCAATAGACTGGCTGATCTTTTGCAGTTTTAACTTGACTGCCCCATCACCGATAACTTTTGCCCGTAACATCAGTATTTCTTTTCTGCGCTGATAATTAAATATCTTTTCCGGTCGCCTGTCGTTTCTTCGATATGCTTGATATAATATGTATCGCTGTCAACTTTGATCCTCATCTTTTCGGTCAGCCCCGTCCGGTAACGGATCGTAAAATTACAACGTGATGTTGCTGTAACTTTCTCGCCCTCTTTTTTCTCGTCCCCGCCGGCCCCGTCAATCTTTGCCCATACGGTCGTTAGCAACGCTTCCGATTGTGCCTTGCCGCCAAATTTATCGGCTGCGGCATCAGTAACCGTATAGATAGATATACGCCGGTCAAGTTCCCCTATCGTCATAACATTACAAGTCTATACGGGTCAAGCAGATATTTTGAGTTCATTGGTATTTCGGCTGTTATATGTTTAGTAATAACATCCTGCCGGTTTTCGTACCAATGCCCGATCATCATCAGAATCGCCTGCTTGATCGAAGCCGGGACTGCTGCGGCAGCACCATAGCCACACGAAAAACGTATCTTGCAGCCGTCATAATCACCCCGTACAACCGGCCAACACTCGCCGTAATTTAAGGCAACCCGGTGCGGTTCGCTGCCGGTCAATAACTGATACGTGCCGGAACTGAGGGTTTGCTCCACGCCGTTTGTATCAATATATTTAACCGATGTGATTGATATAGCCGGGGTTTTGAGTTTATACTCGGCCTCATCAAACTGATCCAGCCGAAGTTCCCAGGTCTGGGTAATTAACGGCCGCCATGTATATTCCTCAGCAACCATCCTTGCTGCCGTGATCAATGACGTTATCAGGTTGTCATCGGCAGTATCGGCTGTTTCAACTTTCAATTGCAGCTTCGCCTCGGCTAAAGTTACCGGCTCGGTTGCCGGTGCTGTTATCAATACGAATCCCATTACTTAGGTTTCCTCCCTCGTTTTTTTAATATCTTCGCCAACGGATGAGCATCTGTCGGGGCCTCGACTGGATGCGCCATCGGCTCTCCGGCTATCTCCTGATTGGTGTCCGTTATGGCACGCTCGGTCTGATCCAGCGTTATCGCCTGTTCCGATCCCGATGATCTCTTGACCGGCTTCGCTACCGGTCGCTTGTCGGTAAGGTATTCGGCATACCCGCCTTCAACCCATGCCTTCGCTTTTTCTTCCGGCAAATCCAAAATAGCCCCTTTCCGCAGAAAGTTAGACCCGGATATGCCCATCAATGTTTTTATCTTTACCATATCTTAGGGGGTTTTGTAAAAGGGGGCGGGATGAGTTACAAACGCCCATCCCTTGCCCCTTTTGATCAATCAAGATTAAGTAGTACCGCAGTGTAAATATTTAATCGGGTTCGTTCCTGCATTAAGCAGGTGGCTCGAAGCCCGCATGAATGAAATAAACCCTACGGTAAGGTTAGCGGCATAAAGTTCGTTCAGCCGGAGCAAGGTAATATCACGGGCAATACGGATGATGAACTTTGAGAAATCACCGAAAACCATGATGATATTACCGGCGCCATAGGTAGGCATATCTGAATTTATGATATACTTATATCCCAGGATATTATCGGGGATACCAAGCTGCAAGCTCGGCTGCCACAGTGGAAGATCGGTATCGGTCCCTTTCAAAAGCCGGAGCGATTTCAGGACCGAATCCTTAAACATAAACGTACCGTTTTTGCGGTAACTTGCATCAACAGAATGGATCAGCCTGATAATGTCATCGTAGGTAATACCGGCGATCAGGGCATTATAACCGCTGTCGTAAACGATAGACGAGTTGGCACATCCTTCCGGCTGGCTCGACCCGGAGCCAACGGTAAAGTAATATGCCAGCACCCGGCCAAGCCGTTCGGCAAGCAGTTCTGCTACAAGCGTATCAATCGGCAAATAGGAATCCTGTAAAAGTTCCTGCGACACCGTTACAACTTTCGATGTAAACTTGTATGCTTTCAGGACTTTCTGCCCGAGGGTAATGGCCTGCGCAGCGTAGGTATTGGCACCGGCTTCGCCAAGAATCTCACCAATGTTGCCGGTATCGTTTACCATCGGCCAGTCAAGATCGTTACCGGAAGTGGTGCGGATGACCCTGGCAAAGTTCCACATCGGTACATAGTCTAACATCGCCTTTTCAAGTTCGGCCTGAAATCCTACCGGCACAAGATAACCGCCGGCGGAGGTCGTAGTAGTCTGATCACTACGCTGGGCAAAGATTTTCCGGCTGTCGGCGCTCATATTCTCGCCATTCAGCAAATAATCCCGCAGCGCCCGGTTTTCTTTTTCCCGTTTCTTTTCTGCTGTTTCAGTAGCTTCCGGGTTCAGGTTGATACGGGTTTCGTTCTCCTTGTCCAGTGCCTCGTGTTTCTCGATGACCTCCAACTGCTTGCGCAGTCCTTCCTGCTCATCATCGAGTTTATTCCAGCGTTCGAGGTCCTCTTTGGTCATCTCCCGCTTCTCTGTTTCGGCCTTGACTTGGATTTCTTTCATATCATGGATCAGGCCGCCACGCTTCTCTAACAACTCTTTCTTTTTCATCTTACTTTGCGTTTTGGTTTAACATAAATTTGCCCTGTTGTCAAGGCCATTATTTTTGTATTTCAATCAGTCTTAATTTCCTTTTGCAGTTCTCACGGACCGGGAAGGCATCCGGCTCGGCGGGTTCCGGTTCGGGATGTTCTGCTTCATAAAGCGCCCGGAGCGTTACCGCTACGCTATTATCGGGATAGGCAGGGTAAACTACCGGCGATATGTCCCTGAACTCTTTGAACTCCACTATTTGCCGGATAATAGGATTGTTGCCTTCCTCGATCCAGTTCTGTTTGCCGACCCTGAAAGCAAACGATGTCCCGGTAACATCGCCCCGCTTGACCGATTCCGCAAGGTCGTTTGCATAGGTGGTTTCAGGCAGTTCGATTGTATATAAAAGATGCCCATCGCCATTGACATTAAGCGAAAGGGTATTTGCCTTTGTGCGCCCCAGGATCAGGTCGGGGTTATGGTTGAACAACCCCCGGATGTCATCTTTGAGTATCGGGGCAAACGCTCCGGGCAGGATGATCTCTTTGAAGCCCCCCAAATCCTCGGAATAGCTGTTTACCTTTATCGTGCCGTCAATGAATTTTTGTTTTGTATCGCCATCCACCCTTAGTTCGATCTCTGAATGGATTACCCTTTCCTCAAAATCGGGTGCTGTCTTTTTCTTTGCCATATCTTTTACTGTTTTGGATTGTTTTGTCCTACCTGATCAACCGGGGTTACGTTTACCTGAACAAAATGTTTATCGCCTTCCGGCCCAATGCTGTTCATATCTTCCAGCGCCCGGATTTCGTTTTGGCTAAATACCCCGATATTAAACAACGGAGTATAATATTGCGCCCGGCTTGCGGCATCACCCCGGAGCAACCCCATAAGATTGAATTTTACATAGGCATCGCCCCGCCTTTTTTCAACTTCGGTAAAAAGTTTCCGGTTAAATTCCTGTTCAATCCTTACGCACCAGGGCAGAATAGTATGCTGTACAAACTCGATCCCTTGGTGTTCTATATTGTTATTTGTCGAGCGTTCCAGATCGGCCAACATATGCGGCGGGACACGGAAAATACGGGCTATTTCGTTTAGCTGGAACCGGCGGGAAAGAATAAACTGCGCTGCCTCCAACGGCATCACCTGGTTTACCCATTCCATGCCTTCTTCCAAAATCTGAATTTTATGACGGTTGCCTTCGCCTGTATGTTTCTCGTTCAGCGACTTTACCAGGTTGTCGTAGGCGGTCTTAGATAACTTGCCGGGGTGTTTCACGGTAGCCGACAGCGAAGCGCCGTTGGCAAAAAACTCTGCACCGAACCGCTGCAACCCCAGCCCTAAGCCGATATTTTCGGCTGCAACATCAATCGGCGATTTCCCCATCAACCCGTTAAATGAAAGTCCGGGAATATGCAAAATATCATCGGCATCAATAAAGCGTTCCTTTTTGCCGGTTTCTTTGACTTTGTATTTTAACTCGTTCTTATTATTTATCTGTACTTCAACATCCTGCGGCTTGATTATGTTCAGTTGCTTTATATCGTAAGTGCCGTTACGGATAATTTCGGAATAGTGATTCCCCCAAAGGCAAAGATGCGCCATCAGCGTTTCACGGTAAACAAAGGATGTCATCAGGGGGTTCGGCTCGTCATGCAATAGCCGGTAAATAGGATGGGATACGTTTATGTTTTTGTCGCCATTGGCGCTTACCTTGTAAACGTGAAGCGGCAACGATGCGATGGTTTCTGATAGGATACGGACACAAGCCCAGACAGCGGAAAATTTAAGCGCCGATTCTTCATCCACCGCCTCGCCGGACGATGTTTTCTTGCCCCATACGCCGGAGGCAAGCCATTTCACGAAATTATTTATATTGCTTTCAGGGAAATCTGCTGATCTTTTTTCCCTGTTCCTGGTAAATTCAAACGAAAAACGCATCCGCTACGAATTGGTAGGGACAAAAATAATATACTTTAATGGCTTTTTATACCAACAATGTTGTATTTTTATACCAACAATGTTGTATTTTTATATAAAACAGGGAAATTAAAAAACCCCGCCAACGGTAACGGGGTCGCAAGAGGTCGAATGAAAGACACGGAATAAAAGAACAGCCGTTGTATTTATATCGTTGTTAGCAGTAATAATACTACTGCCTACGCTCGTGCATTTCACACATTCCATGTTCACTCCAATTTGAGTGTGCTCGTGGTTGTTCACCTTCAAATGATATAATACACACCCACCCCTTATGTGTTGAGCAAACACAACCTTCAACCCCTTCTGGTTTTGGTAGGGTTGTGCAATGGTAAAAATCTTCGTAGTGATGTTTGCAATTGCAACAACAACTGCCATCATGCCAACATTTATCACAATTACTACTGCTAACACAAGCTATATTTAAGCTGGGTGTTTCTGCGTTATTTGAGTTTTCTGCTTTCTTTGTCATTTTTTTGTATTTTGATAAGTTTGTAATTTCTATTCCCAGCCTAAACATAGCCCCATTCGTCAGGTGCCAGAAAGTTCTACCCGGACATTGTTCTTTTTTAAATTATACTCGATTGTCCGCATATCGTTTTAGGTTAAATCCCACCATTCGGGATGGATTAACAACTGTATCCGCCCGCCTTGTTCAAAAAATAACCAAAGTTTTACATCATTATCGTCTGTCCACCGGCCATGACTGTCGGAAATATAGCCTGTTTGCCCATTATGATATGCCTCGTAAGTCAGGCCAAAATCTTCCAGCTTAAATGTTTCTCCGTTGTAGCCGTCCCAACGGTTTGCCTTAAACCCGAAAACATTATAATTTATATAGTTACGCTCATGACACATCGGATCACTGTGCGATGCCGTCCCCCGGATCGTCAATCCGGCCCGGCGCAGGGCATAAAGCGGTAGCTCGATAACCTCCCTGATTGGCTGATGGGAGCGATAATATACCGTAATAGCATTGTTATGCCACCCGACCTCGTGTCCGTAGGCATTTTGTATCAAAAGGATAGTTTTATACATATCCGCATCACAGTATTTCCAATACGAAGCGGTATCGAGGATAAAATAAGTGCTACGGATGCCGCACTCAAATTCAAGTCGGGCCATATCGAAGGCACGATCCAGCCGCTCGTCAACATCGTGGCGCAAGACAATACCATCGCCCGGAGTTTCAAACCCTACCAAATGCGGTTTGATCTTCTCCAACAATTCGATATAATTCTTTTTATTAAATATCATTACGGAAGGAGTTTTTTAACAACATCAAACGGGACCTCTTTTGCACAGGGCAGCGCCGAGAGGTGCAACCAATGATTGATCGTAGTGTTGCATTTCAGCCCGGCAGTCAATACCTGATCCTCGACATAGACCACCTCAGCGATAATACCGACCTTGTTCAGCCGGTCCATCGAGGCGGCGTCCATCCCCCGGTCAATTTTCGAGGGGTACATATTGAACTGATAATATTTCCAGATGTTGCGGATGATCTCGGCCCGGACCATCCGAAGCACCCCGACCGGGTAGCGGTCGTTATAGATCGCCATGAACATCGCCTTTCTTTGGTAGAAATCAATGATATGGCAGGAATCGATGCCGAAGAAATTTGCCCCCCGGTCAATGAACGGCTTATACAACGGCCAAATATCCGCAGAAACAAGGTCATCGGACCCCATATTCATTATATAATCAGGTTTTGATATATCAAGAACAAGGTTGATCAGGGCATTTAACTTTGTTGAAACGGGGCTGTTCCGGTACTCGGAAACCTGAAAACCGCTGTTAAAGGCGATGTCTAACAGCTCTTTATGATCTTTATCTTCCGGCGATACAACACAATGATATGAAATTTCAACCCACGAGGGCGATTCTTTGATAAACCGCACGATGCTCTTGGCGTGCTTTTGCGTTATTTCCCACCGGCCCCACCAGGGACAGGCGATAGCCACTTTAACGGGGCGGTCCCATACAGACTTCACCGATTCCGGTACTGTTTCAGCAACGGGTTCCTGAATTTTCTTTTTTTCGTTCATTTAGATATTTTATATAGATGTTGTAAAAACTTTTGAATGAGCTGTATTTGCGACTGCCAAACGTGGCCTCATAAATCTGCTCCACGATCTCATACGCTTCTTCCTGTGTCCTGTAATTTGGCCGTATTTCCCAAAACGCTTTGATAAATCCATCAACCGTCAATAGCGCTTGTAAATGAGGTTCTAACCTTTTGCCGTGTCGCTTGACATAGGCATCAAGATATATCTGCATATCAGATTTGGTCATACGTTATAGGGTTAAAATTCCACGTTCATCATAAACCGAA